GGGATCAGCTGCATGCGCTAACTCTGGAAAGTGTTTATTCAGCTCTAAAACCCAATAGTTCCTCAACAGGAACCGCCTCCTCAGCTTTAATATCCTCCTGGGGCCCTTTCCCCATGATTCTGGCGTTTTCCGTTCGTATATCCAGTCCTTCACATTCTTGGCCAATGCTCTTGAAGAACTCGATGACTTTCCTTCTTCTTGCTTCTTCTTCAGTTTCTCCTCCTCCACTTGATTCTTCTGCCCTTGCTCCATTAAAGCCTCTAGAGTCAACGGGAGTTCCAGATGTACTCCCCAGAATATAGTCAAACTGTTTATATCCAGAAAGACTCCTGGTAAAATCACTTTTCCTCCCAAAACTTTCAAATTCATTGTTGTTCGACCTAAAAGACTCACTCCTTTTGAGCTTGGGCTTGATGGCCTCAACCTTGAATTGGTTATATGCTGTTGGGCCCTGTTTTCGCCATTTGAAGAGTAGGGCTCGTTTTCCTTTGGAGTAACTGTTTTCCACATGGGATAGCTCATATGTGTTCTGTCCTTGAAGTCTAAGAGCCAAAAGCTCTTTTCTCTCAGAATCATAATTCTCAACTGGGAGCTGTTGGGACTTGCAAATGGCCATGAATTCAGAAGTAATACCCCTCCCAATTTGAGTGAGTGTGTGTAAATTGTTGGCAAGTCTGTATATACTTCCGATTTCAATTGCAAATGGCCTAGCTCCTTCTTGAAAGTTTGTGTTGTCAAACTGGACATAGATTTCACAAGCATTTGTAAAGAGTGGATCATGTTTGTCCAGTTTGAGGTTTGGGAAGAAGATGTAATGGGCGGACTCCTCTGATATGTCAAACTGAAAAGCTTGCATGATGGCTCTTCCATCCAATATTCTGTTGTCCACGATGAAGCATCTTCCGGTGAACTTGCTTTCTTTGTTGGAGTACATAAGAGAATGTATGGTAACTGGGATGGCCACGATATGTACCCATTTAAATCCTTTGTTTTTCCTAAATGTTTCCAGAGTTTGAGGGTCAATGACTGGCACTCCTGTAATAATTGTGTTACTTCCTTTAGGTGTGTCGATTGAAATTGAAGTTTCACAGCGGTGCATGATGTCCAGAACCTTGCCTGTGCCATAACCATTATCCTTGTATAGTACCCCAGATGGAATAGCGTCCACTGGTTTGACTCCTCTTTCAATTTTGGCCATGAATTCATTTTTTTTAATGAGAGACATGAGCTGTTTTTTATTTCAGGCTCTTCTTTCTCTTCCTCTAACTTTCTTTTCAGTTCTTTCTGGTCAGACCTAAATTGCCCAAACCCTTGCATGCTAGTCATCCCTAGATGTCCAATCATGTGTAAGTTGTTTTTAAAGTGTGTGATGACAGAGCCCTTGAGCATGTTCATGTTTTTGTGTATTATCCTCAATGACACATAATGTGCATTCATCTCAAGATCGTTCAATTGATGGAACAGTAAATCACCCTTAGAATAAGCGTAACCAAGCTCCAGGCTATAAGAATTTATGGTTTGATTTAATGTCCCTTTCTCCATTGAGATTAAGAGTCTCTCAAGAACCAGCTCAGGTTGTTTGAACAGGCCATGTTTGAACAGTCTCCATCCACAAAAGGTTGGTTTCTTGGTGAACTGCACCTTTGCCTTGAGCTTCATTTTTTCTAAAAAAACTTCAAATTTTGGATCAC